CGCATCTAAACTTGCCTTAAATTCGTCATAGACTTCTTGACATTTTTCCTCAACGTAAGCAACAATATCTTCTTCTGCTGCATCATATCCGATAGCATAGCAGATGTTTGATACTACGCAAGCCATTTTCTTTGCACCTGTTCCTGCAGGAAATAAAACCTCAAGTATTGACATAAGGACTTTAATTTGTTTGCGGTGTGCCTTAATAAAAGAATCTACTTTTTCTCTTACCGTCAAAATTGCTTTTTTTGTTTTCAAGAAAAAATTAATAATTTTTGCTAAAAATTTCATACTGTTCCCCTTTCACTTCGTATTGTTTTCCATTTTTTGTTGTTTGAAAAATACACCAATTTACTTTTTAGCCACTTCATCATTTGAGATACATAGTACAACTTATGCTCAAGTTTCCCGTTTTTGCCTATTGAAGTATAAATTTCTATTTTTTTATCTTTGAATACTCCCGTGTCGCAAATAACAGTTCCATAACTTCTGACAGTTTTATTTGTACTTTGATATACTCCAAAATTAATATTTTGAATTGGTCTAATTTCCATTACAACCTCACTATAATAAATCTGCACACACCTAACGTGCAGTTTCCCAATATCCCGTCCTACCCATCCAAAAAATTAAATAACTCCGTTTTTAGCTCTGAAAGCAGCTTCAACCATTTGAGCCGTTACGGTAATGTTGCCTATTGTTGCAGGGCAGAATTGCTTAACAACTCCGCAATATACATTTTGACAGAATGTTAGCTGTGCTTTTACTTCCAAATGAGTGTCAAGATAATCGTATATATCGTTAATAGTTGCACCTGCAGCTTCAAGAACTTTAACAAAATCAAGTGCGGTCATTGTGAGATTATCTACATCTGAATATGCCGCATATTCGCTTTTTGTGAGATATGCTTCGTCATATTTGTATGCGGTCTGTGTTTCACCCTCTTGGGTTACTTCTTCAACTTGTTGTATATTTTTACGCAAATATACACCATTTTTGCTTGAAGTTGTATCAACTTCTGACGGTCTTTCTGTTGAGTGTGCTTCGTAGTAAGTAATTTTCATCATTTTAACCTGCTTTCTTTAATTTACTTTCCTCTTTATACTGTTTTGCCAATTTATAATCGTGCATAGACACTATCTTTTTTAAACCTTTGCGGCTTATTTTACTGTCAATATACTTTTTGTATGCCTGATAAGTGTTTGTAGGTAAAAACCAACCCATATATGAGAGCATGCGGCAGGCATCATACCAAGTTATTTGAAGTTTCTTTTTTAATCTGACGGCAAGTCTGCAAGCTCTTATAAATACACTTTTTCTTATGGTTGTTCTGTCTCTGTAAAACTTAAAACCCATAAAATCAATAAATCTGCCGTGATGTTTGCCGTTTTTGTCTATATAGTCAAATAAAAATACCTGATGATTACCCTTTAGTTTTAGATCTGTTTTATTTAAAAACTTCTCTATTTCAGCACGCATCTTGTGCAATTTTCTTTTATTGCTGCTAAATATAACAATATCGTCCATATATCGCACATAAAACTCTGCTTTTAATTCTTCTTTTATAAAATGGTCAAGCGGCTGCAAAAACCAATTTGCAAACCATTGGCTTGTATAAAAGCCGATTGGTAAACCCGGACGATAAACTTCTCCATTTGGCAGAACCCCTGCGTTAGAATCTAATATAAAATATACCAACTTTAAAAATTGCTCGTCTTTTATATATTTTTTAAGTTTTTCTTTTATGACGTTTGTATTTACATTCTCGTAAAAGTGGTGTATATCCGCTTTTAGTGCATATTTTATCTTTTTAGGGTTTTCTGCAATATATTTTTCAATATATTTTTTACCATAATGTACTCCCCTGTTAGGGACAGAGCCACAAGAAAATTCATACATACCTTTCATAAACATTGGTTTTAACACTTGAACTACAATATGTTGTATCCATTGTTCAGGTTTTGTTGTGGTAAAAAACGGTTGTATAATTTTTCTTTTCTTTAATTTAAAACCGTCATTAATTTCTCTTGCATTGTGTACGAATGGTAAATATTCACCGCTTAAAATATATTCTCGCAGCTTCTTTTTGCATTCATCATAATTTTTTATTATCTTGACAACTTCCGGACGTTTCCGCTTCCGTTTTATTGCAACTCTAAAAGCTTCGTCCATACATTCGTCAGTTATCGCTTGTTTTAATAAGTTTTTGTAAGACTTCATCAATAAACTCTCAAAAATTAAGTCTTACTAAACAACCTCAAGGAGTTTCACACATGCTACTATTCCCTGCTTCTTGTTCGGTTAATTTTTACCAAGTGGTAAGGAGAGTGGTCTGCATTAATAAGAGTTTTTGTTTAGTTTGAGAGAGCCACACCATAGTTCCAATTCGAGTTCGACACAGGATTGTTCAAATTGCAATAGAAAGCACCGCACTTAGAACCATTGTTGGTGTTGCCACCGAAGCGAGCAAAGCAGCAAGGCACAAACCAAACCCCTTTATAAGTTGTCAAGTAAGTTCAATGTAATACCGCATTAAAAAAGAGAGACGGGGGAGTTCCCCCGTTCCCCCCTAAGAAGATTGTTTTTTGTAAGAGAGAGCCACACCACAGAGCCAACCCGAGACCGACACAGGACCGTCCAAACTGCAATAGAAAGCACCGCACCTAGAACCACCGTTGGTGCCGCCACCGAAGCGAGCAAAGCCGGTCTGTGAAGTGTTGAACCACATAGCATCACAATAATATGTGCTATCAGAACCCGACATTGTTTTCGGTACTAAACCAAGTCCGGGTATGAGTGTAGATTCACTTATAAAACCGCCGGAAGTTCCGCCCGGAGTAATATCTGAATTAATATAACCTGTACCGTCAGTATTATAGTTTTCTGTTGTAGAGCCGTCTCCCGTACCCTCACACATTTTATATTTCAGTTTTCCGCCCGTTAAAATTAGACCGTTTGTAAGTTTCCAAGCATTACCCCAAAGGTTTTCCATATGAAATGTTTTAACAGCAGACGTAGTTCCGTTAGAACCCCAAAACATACCTTTATCACTCAAAGTACCTGTTTGTTTTTGTCCTGTGTTGGTTGCACTTACATATCCCGAAGTCGCACCCTGTCCAAATACAGCTTGTGTATTAAGAGATTTACCCATTAATATTAATAAATAATTTATTGTTCTTCTTAATGCGTATTCGTCAATATTCCAACCCGTACCGTTATTTTTTGCGTATGTAATTTGGTTGCTGCCTGTTTGATTCGTGCAAATATCCAAACCTTTAATTGAACGAATTTTAGAATCTACTAAAGCACCGTCAAACAAAGAACGATAAATATAATCAGCATAAGTTCCGTCTTTTTTCTTGTGGGTGTAACATTCAAAACTGTCGTCAAGTTTTCTGTTTGCAATTCTGATATGTTTTTTACCGTCTGTTGTATTTGCTTCTGAAATCCAAATCTGCCCGATTTGTACCATAGCATTACCGCCATAGGTTGTATCAGAAATATCTGACGGAGTGATTTTATCGTCTTTATAAGCATAGTTTGTTGGATCCAAGAAATAATCAACCGTACCGTCATATTTCAACATACATGGTTTAAATAATTTTAAGAAGAAAGAATCCGCCCAAGAGCCGTAATTGAATGAACCCCCTGAAAAGTCCATATAAGACGGAGTATAAGCTGTGTTTATACCTGCATAACTAACAGCATTTGCAGGGTTGCTTTCGTTTGCATCATCTATCAACAAATCATATACAATGTCGTCTTTATCCTGTTTCATATCTATTTGGTCTTGAATATTACTTCTAACCCCGACCAAATATTCTAACCCCTCATTTACAATGTCCGGTGTTACGGGTATGATATAATTCCCGTCTTTGTCTTTTAAAATAGCTTTTCTTGCTGTAATCGTTTCTGACATTTTGTCCCCCTATTCTTCATCATCATCTATAATAATAATTGTTGCATCTGAACCTATTGTTTCGTAAAACAAGTTTGATTGAGATATTTCGCTATGCCAATATGTGCCTGCTGCATTAATTGAAGATGTTGCACTTGTAGCTGCTGTTGTTATGCTTCCGAGTGCATTTGTGGTCGCTGTGTTTATACTTCCGAGAGCTGCGGTTGTTGCAGCAGGTATGCTGCTGTAAGAATTTGCTGCACTTGTTGCACTTGCACTTGCTGATGTTGCAGAAGCTCTTGCTGAACCTGCAGAAGCAGATGCAGATGTTGCACTTGCCTGTGCAGATGTTGCCCAAGCATGCGATTGTTCTGCATAAGCATTTGTTGATATATCTATAGTATTATCGTCTCCGACAACTTCTTCATAAAGCAAATTATTTGCTGCAACAACATCAACCCAATATTGACCGTTAGTATTAATTGCAGATGTTGCACTTGTTTGAGCTGATGTAATAGCTGTTATTGCATTACCTCTTGCACCGCTTGTATTATTCTGCCCGATAGCTCCCAAAGCTTCTGTTTTTGCTCCGCCAATAGTATTTAATGCAGCCGTTTGAGCTCCGCTTATCGTATTTAATGCGGCTGTTTTGTCTGCTGTTATTGTGTCTAAAGCTGCAGTTTTTGTTGCATTAATTGTACTTGTTGCAGATGTCGTTGCTGTTCCGATAGAACCTATTGCATCAGCCAATAAATCTTGCGTTTCATCTTGCAAAGTGTCTAATGAGCTATCTAATTGAGAAGATATACCCGATTCGGCACTATCAACGGCATTACCAATATCAACCAATGCTTGCGTTGCGGCTGCCGTTGTTGAAGCGGCAGAAGCACTAGCAGAAGCAGCACTTGCTTGTGCTGATGAAGCAGCAGCAACGGCTTCATCTCTATAACCTTTCGCTAAATCACCATAGTATTTTGCACCGTTATTACTAACGTAAATTTTGTTAGACGGACTTGTAGTAGATACATTTACCATTTTATATACCCTCAACTTTCTTCGGATGTACTGTTATTGTATTCAGCTCTCCAATATCGTTATCACCAACACACAAAGTATCTTCAAAACCTGTTGATTCAAGACAAGTTTTTATACCGTAATAATAATCAGTTGTACCGTCAATACCCGTATCAACGACTAAATTATCTGTAAGAGAACTTGGTATCTCCAAAATTACTGTTGATTGATGCTGACTTTCTACATAAACTTCATCACCAACACCGTTTCCGTTTTGGTCATATATAGAAAAATATACTTTGTAGTTTTCGTCCGTATCAATTCCGTCCACATATAGTGTTAAACTATCACCCTGTACAATTTCTATGTTTCCGTTTTCATCAATTAATGCACTCATTTTAATCTCCTTTTATGATTGTATGCAGGGGTAAAATACTACATTTTTTACACCGTGATGACTACTGAATCCCGAATATGTAATTGTGCTTCCTGCTGCTACGGGGAAGAACGCAGACCAATATTCACCCGAATAGTCCTCTGTTCTGTCAAAACCGCAAGCGGCAACGGTAACACCATTTACTTGTATGCTTCCGCCTGTACCATAATCGGCATACATATATGCCCTAACCCAACCGTCTTTTGTGGTTGTAGTACCGCTTGAAAGAGAAGAACCTTTACTATAATCAGGAAACATATTTTTACTCTGTAATGTTGAAATGTTGCTGTTTATGGTGCTAATATCACCGGATATAGTAGAAACACTATCTTCTAAACTGTCAATATCACTATTACAGCCGCCAATATTTGAGCTTATTGTTGCAATTTGTGATTCAAATTGAGCATTGTTTGTATAAATTCTGTTTGCTGTATCGGTTATTCTGTCGTCCAAATAATCAAAATTATTGTTTATAACGGTTGCATCTGCAAGTGTACCGTTTTGGATTTCTGTTAAAGCCATACAAATCTCCTCTCTATTTGTTTCTTGTCATAATGTCATATATTTTGTCTATTTTTTGTCGCATATCCGCTAATTGAGTTTTTACCTCGCTGTATTGTTCCTTTGTTGTGTAGGTTTGTGCGACATCTTTTAATATTTCTCTATGTTTAATCTCTAATTTTTCCGGAGTTACAAATAAATTCCATTGAATTATCAAACCAATTACCACTAACGCATGCGGTGCATACTTCACCCAATTTTCTTTGTTGTCCATTTCTCTTTCTCCCATAAAAATTATTTATTTCTGTAATCTTCCCATGCCTTTTCATAGATCCGTCTTTGCTCTGCTGCAGGCAAGTGATGTTTTTCTATGTCGGTTTTTATTCTTATAATTTCTTTTTTATTTTTATTTTCTATGGCATCAACAAATTGATGTTTGTATTTTTTTGTATTTTCGGCTCTATAATTCTTTTCTGCATACCCTACCATTTTATTAATATCTGCCTTTTTAAGACCGTCTTTGTATGCGTGTGTTTTAATTTCTCTTATTTTTTCAGGTTCTCCGTTTTCAAGAGCTGCTTTTGTTTGTTTATAAACTTTGCTTTTTGTAGCTCCGGTATTTGTTTGTGCAACAAAATCCCATGCACTAAATTCGTGCTTACCGCCTATGTATTTGCTTCCAATGTATGGTACAAGACTTTTGCCAAGAGCTGCAGCACGACCTTTTGCAAGTTCCATGCCCTCTTTTCTCTTTGCATTTTCTCCGTAGCCATTCCAAATATCCTGATTCAAGTAAGCATCTTTTCCCATAGCTCTGTTTACTATATCGCTTGGAGACATACCCAAACCGACTTGACTAGCTACGTTTATTAACGGAGAAGTTTTGCCGCCAAGTTTTGTAACAGGTTCAGATAACATTTCCGGTACTTCACGGAATTGCTTACCAACTCTCAACATTCTTGCTGTTCCGTCAGAATTTCTGCCTATAAATACTTTCGGCATTATTCTGTCGTAAACATTATCCATTGGGTACGAATTAGACCAAATAGAATAATCTGCAGGTGTCATTTCTTTCGGGTATAATTCGGGGTGTTTGTCTCTATCCCATTCCCTAAACGCAGCATTCAGTATATTATAAAATACCGTAGAAAATACAGCAGCTCTTATCCAAAATGCTCTGCCGATTTTTCCTCTTGCTCCGTTTGTTCCTGCTTCTTCTCCTATTCCTGTTAATTTAGCAATTTTATTACTGTTGAATAAATTATCTGCCCACTCTGAATTTATAGCAGCAGCGGCTTGTCTTATTGTTGAGAAGTTCCAATCGGGTGATAAAAGAATACGACTTGCAGCTTTTATTGCTGATTTCTTTATCCCCAAAAGTTCCCAAGATTGACCGCCGAAGCTGTCATTTACCCATTGTGCAACAGCTCTTTCTTGCTCTTTTGTTACATTTCCGCCAAGATTTTCAATAGCGGTATTAAACGCAAGAATTTTAAAATTATTGTGTAAAACGTCCCATAAAATCTTGTTATTTGCACTTACTCCGCCTGCTAAATATTTACCGATATATGGTACTTTTTTAAGAGTTTCTTCTACTAAATTTCTCTGTAAATCTGACGGTGTACCAAGTTGCACCCCTGCTCTTATAGCACGTTTTGCAGCTTCTTCATTATTATAAATATCATAATTGCCGTTTTTAATTGCATCAACAAATTTTTTCGGGTTAAGCTCTTTGAGAGTTTTCTTAACTCCTGCATTACCAACTGAAGATTCAGACAAAGCATATCCGTGAAAACCACTAAAACCCAAAAGGAGTTGTTTTATCATTCCATTTAGTGAATCGTATGTATTCCAAAAATCACTATTTTTTTGTACTTCAAATATTGAACTTACATAATCAGCAATTTCGGGGTGTACTTTTACCGCAGTTTTCATTAATAACGGCAGTTTATCTTCTCCGACTTCTCCCATATAAACAGCTTTATTTAATGCAGGGTGATTTACTTCTACCCATTCGTCAGGAGCTTTAGAAGCTGCCAACACTAACGGCTTGCCTTTATAACGCAGATTCTTAATCTCATTGGCTAACATACTGTCGTGAGTTGCTTTAATAAGGTTGTCAGAAGATGCTTTTAATATTTCCGCATAATCTAATGTTTTTGGCTTGAATTGTACGGTTTCTCCGTCTATTTCTATACCGTCAATGCCCTCTGCGAGAGTTCCGATAGTTCTTTTTTTAGCAAATCTTGAATTTGTAGTAATATAATTTGTCAGCAAAGATTTTTTCTTTTTGTCTAAATCCCAAATGTGTGAGATATGGTTTTCAATACTCTCTGCTGTTTGTTCGCCTTTAATATCCTGATAGTTTTTATAATACTTTTCAAACTTATTAGAGATGCTGTCAGCCAATTTTGTCAATTCTTCTCTTTCTGTGTCTGATAAAGCATTATATAATTTTGTTAATTCAGGTCTGTTCAGATTTTCAGGCAATTCTGTACGTTCTCTTAAGAACGGCATAATTTCTCTAACTTGAGTATCTGTTACATTGAACCCAACTTTTTTAGAAAAATCTCTTGCTTTTTGCTTTGTAAGGTTGATAAAAGTATTTAATGACTTATCTACATCATATCTGTCGCTTTCAATATCGCCATGCCATTGATAAACTTTATCACGGGCAGCTTGCCTTATTCCCTCGCTAGTGTCTTTGTTTGTTGTTTTTGTAGTTGTTGGTTTTTCAGGGTTTTGCTTAAATTCGGAAAGTCCTATTGAGTTTAAAACTTCTTGATTTCCTCTGACAATTCCTGCCAATCTTTGTCTGTTGGTTGATATTCCTTTATTGCTTTTGAGGGTGTTGAACCCGTTATTTGATAATAAATGCCGCTTCGTTGAAGCTTCATTATCAGCTTGCTTCTCTCCAACCGTTTTTGATAAAGTGTATCCTGATTCTTTTCTGTATCCTGTTGCATTTTTTGCTCCTTCTGTTCTTGCTTCTGCTTCAAACAAAGCATTCCAATAATCTACAAAGTATTCCTCATAAGTATCAATTATCTTCTGTTCTTTTGAGTTTAATTGAGATATTGCGTTAGCACGTTCTTCTGCTGAATAAAAGTTGCTGTTATCAAATTTATCAATTAAATTTCTATGTATATTATAATACTTTTGTAATTTTATGTTTACTCTTTTACAAATATTATAATTTGCAACGAAAGTTCTCTCTTCAAGTGTCCATGTGTTCTTTGGTTTTGCCATTATTTGAAGATATGCTTTACGTTGGTTTGCGTGCATTACTTCGTGCATTAATGTCTTAACAAATTCAAACGGGTTATTGCCTATTGCATCAAAATTGAGCTTAATTGTGGCTTTTTTACCTAAATGCACACCTTTTTTCTTGCTGTTACGGGTTATCATTTCGCCAAAAGTGTAACCTTTTGCATCACGTCTTATTATGTTGCCGATTTCTTCCGGCAGCATATTTGCTAATTCTTCGCCCGTTGTTCCGTTTGATATTTTTTGATAAATGGGTGTCAAGTTTAAATCTTTATACCCGTTGTCTATAACCTTTGCTTGTTGCATAAATTCAGGTATATCAATAGAAGCTTCACCCGAATTATACAAGCTGTCGGTGTCATTATCAAAATCTTTTATATGTTCCTCAATACTTTTGCTTGTGTTTCTGTTTTTCTCGTATTCATCTTTGTATTGAGCTCTTTTCTTTTCGGTTGTTTCAGCAAGCTGTTTAATTTTTTCTTCAACTTTTTCAAGCTGTTTATTGATATTTTCTTCTGAATCTTTGCCGGAAAAGTCAAGTTCAAATCTCTTAATTCTGCCGTTAAGCAGCTTTTGTTCTTGTTTCGCTTTTGATAACTCTTTTTTATATCTTTCTATGTTTTGTTGAGTATATTTATATGACCAACTTTCTTTATCCTCTATCTCGTCCAATTCCTTTTTAAGAGTTTCAATGCGTTCTTCGGCATTTTTGATAGAAGATTCTGTGTTACGGAGCTCTCTCAAATAGAATTGTGTTGTAGATAGCTGTCCCTCTAATTTGTCTTTCTCGTTTCTCAATTTTTGATGCTCAATTTGAGAGAACATAGAAGCTTTTTTATCCGGGTTGGCTATCATATTTATTTTTTCTTCGGCTGTGTCCAATTCTCCTGTGTCAATATAATTTTTCCCTCTATCCATAATATTATTAATGCGAGAGGTTTTTTCATCTAACTTTTGAAACATAAACGGATCAGAAGAATCTTTAAGCAAAGGTACAACAACACGAATGTCGTTATATTTGTTTCCTCTTCTCCATATTCTACCGACAATTTGCATATAGTCTGTCGGGTTCCAATCCATGTAAGGTACATACAAAACAGATGAATTTTTATTGAGGTTCATGCCCTCTTTCATCTTATTTGTACCAATTATAAGTTTAATTTTGCCGTTTACATCATTGAAAGAATCGGTTATTTCGTTGATTTTATCATCATCAACACCCGATTTTATAATAGCAATTTCATCTGCTTTTAAGATTTTTTTATTAATGAAGTATTGCTTTAGTTTTGGCAAGAAATCTACACCAAGCGGCATATAGATTAATTGTGATGTTGTTGCATCTTTTTTAAGCATAGATTCTACCGCATTTGCCACAAAATTAATTTTCGGAGAATTTTTTACAAAATCTTCCGGAGAAACATCTGTATTCCCTTTATAAATATCAGGAGATAGTGTAGCTGTTCTTGCTTTAGCTATTGCTTTTAATACCGCACCGTTATTTCTCTTTCCGTCAGGACTTTCTTTAACTGCTTCTTCTTCTGCATGTGCAATTAAATTTAATTGTTCTTCTGTCGGTTCTAAAACAACTTTTTTAGTATGTTTATTTGGTCTTTTTATTCCTGCATCTTCTGCACTTCTGATTAACATGCAGCTATCAATTACACTCTGCAAAGATTCTAAATTTTTGAACCCTTTGGCAATTTGTTTGAAAACTACATCATTTTTGCTATCTACAACCCAATCTGCTGTCAAATCTACATAGTTTTCCATAAATTGATAAACATTGTATAACCCCATATTATCTAATTTATCTTTTGCCATATATGAGAGCATATTAAATACTTCAAGCGGACTATTATTGAATGGTGTCGCTGTAAGCATAAAGACGTTTCTGTTGTTATTTTCGCCCAAAATATATTGAGTTGCTAAAAACATTCTTTTTGCTCTTGTTGATTCAGCACCCGTAATTTTGGAGTATGTATTGCCGTCCTGTCCGTCAGCTTTTGCATCAGCAAAAAGATTTTTGAAGTTGTGAGCTTCATCAACGGTTATATGGTCAATGCCCAAATCTTCAAATGTGCGTTTTTTCTTATTGCCTTTTTCGGCTTTTCCGATAAACTCCTCAAATCTTTCTTTGGTTTTTTCTTCTCCACGTTTAGTAGATTCTCTGTTAAAATTATTACCTGTTCTATAAACATCAGATTGCAATTTTTTAAGAGTTTCCGGAGAATACCAAATGTTATCTAATGCTTGGAAAGTTGCAACGGATATACTGCCGTCCTCAATTTCTCCCGAAAAATTGCCAAGATTATCAAGGTCATTTATTTTTATATTCGGAAAAGCTTCGTGTATTTCTCTTATCCAATTTGGTTTTACCTGTTTTGGCACAAGAATAAGTGGTTTTTTACATCTTCCCATTTGCATGTTTTGAACAGTTGCAATGGTTCCGGCAAGAGTTTTACCAACTCCAACCTCAAAACCTAATAAACCTACACCTTTATTCGTCAGGTAGTTTATACCCTCTGTTTGGACGTCTTGCAGCTTCAAATCTTTGCCATAGAATTTGGAGTTCAACCCCTTAACTATCATTGGCATCTTTTTATAATCAGGTGTATAAAGTTTATTGAATTTTCTGTTCCATTTTTCCGTTAGGTCTTTGCGTTCTTCATCTGATAATTCTGTATTTAAGAAATCGTTAAAAGTTTTATCAACAGCATTTTTCAATTTGGTCATAAATTCTGCACGTTGATTGTCTTTTTCTTCTTTTGACGGGTTCCCTCTGTATCTAGTGCGGATTTTTTCACCACGAACATAACTGTCAATATCCCAAGCACTTACTCCGTCTCTTTCGGAGTTTGTCAGCTTCTTAACCCATTCAAGATATTTTTTATCTAGGTATGTTGTACCCTCAATATCGCTGTTTGTAGCATAGTCGTACACCATACCCTTAACCGGATATTCTCTTGTAAAATCAGATGTTGGTGTCAAGTTAATATCCCGAAGCTCTTTTGGTTTAGGTAAAACTTTCATAAGTTTTTTGCGTTGTATTTCTTTTTGTGCTTCAGATATATTTTCTTTTTTTAATGCATCTAATTTTTCATAAATATCGCCCTGCAAATAGTTAAAATCATTGTATAAATCGCCATTGTATTGGTTTACTTTTTCATTTGGAGAATACTTGTTTTTAGGTAATGTTCCGTCCACTTTTGTATCAACGAAGTATTTTAAATCTTCTTCTGATACGGGGTTTTCGGGTTGATATTCTTCATATTCAACAGCAGCTTTTTGAACTACCGATTTTTTCTCGGTAGTTGCTTTTTTCTTTTTGCTAGGGACATTAATGTCCCTCTCAACTTTTGGAGCTGTTTTAGCGGTTTCTTTTATGTCAGTTTTTGAAGTATCAATGCTATCTACGGCATTTTTATCTCCTTTGACAATATCACTACCCCAATTACCTTTGCCTTTTTGGACTTCTCCCAAGATTTTTTCAGGGTGTTTTTCAAACCATTTATCGCTAAACAAATTATTTTCAGTTGTTCCGGTGCTTTTCTTGCGTAATACAATAATATCTGTACCAATAGAAGTGGTATCAAATGTGTTGTTTGGTAATCTGTAAGCATCTACTAACTCGCATTTGTTAGCAATTTCTAATTTACCTTTTTGCCCTCTCAAGAAAGAACTTGGCACAATGAAAGTTAAAATACCGTTATCTTTGAGAGTGTCTAAACTTCTGTTTATAAAATATGATTCTAATTGTTCGTATTTTTTACCCTCTCCAAGACCTTTATATCTTCCTGAATATTGCCCGTATGGTGGGTTGCCGATAACAATATCATATTCGGGTGCTACAGATTTTACGGGCATATTTTTAGATTTATCAATAAATCTTTCCTGAAATTCTCCTGTTGTTACATTTGCATCAGGATATAAGATTTTTGTAATTTTTGCACTTATCGGGTTCATTTCAACAACATCAAAAGATGTGTTTTCGGGTGCATTTTCCAAAAATCTGCCTATACCAACAGACGGCTCTAAAACTTTAGCACCGTCCGTATTTATATATTGTTTTGTTAAATCCCACATCTTATTGACAATATTAGAGGGGGTGTAATATTCAGAAAGCAAACCTTTGCCCTCTGCACCCTGTTTTTCAAGACCGCCTGCACCTGCGTACTTTTTCAGCCAATCTTTTATTTCTTGTGGGATTTCATCATAATGAGAATGATTATCATTATTGATGTAATCTTCAATGGCTTTGTTTAATTCGTGTTGGTTTTTGTAAGATTTGTTTACAAGCTCGCTATCTTCGGGGGTTATTCCTCGTTCTCGTTCAGGTTCCAACCCAATGTCGTCCCCTCGTCTAGAATCAGCATTTGTTCCTCTGTCGTTTTCGCTTCTTTCAGACGTTGTTCCCACTTGGTCAGCTTGTCTTGTTGTTCTTTCGCTGTGTTGCTCTTGTTGTTCATCTGTACCGCCTTTATCTTCATTATAATTTATGTTTTCAGAGTTCTCAACCCCCTTAATTTGTCCAAATGTTTGTGTATTATCATAATTCATATCAAGATTTATAAACGGTGTATTGTTCATTTCTTCTACTGAAGAATAACCCAATTCAAAAGTATTGCCACCGTCCATAGATACGGCACCAAACAATTCGCCTGTTTGTTTATCAATTTCAAAAACATAATTGTCATAATTTCCGCCAAAATAATGTAAAACGGGTTTTTTATCGTCTGTTTTTACATCTTCCGTCTCGTACATGTTTGGAGCAGATTCAATTAAATCAGCAAGTTTTTGAGCTTCTTTTACAAAATATTCGCTTTCGCTGCCTTTTAAGTTCTGTTTCAGGACTTCTTTTTGTGAATTTGGTATGAATTTATTATTATCAAATTGTTTTTTAGCAGCTTCAACTTCTTGCTTCTGTTTTTGTTTTTTGGCGGTTTTAGGAGCAATTTTTTCTAAATTTTCCTTAAAGCTTTTTTCTTTTTTATAATATTCTGTATTATGTTTGCCGTAAATATCCCCGTAGGTTTCTTTATTTTCAACGGTAGGATTTTTAATATAATTATTGTATGCTTCTACAACTTCCGGTTGTGATAAAACATAATTATCAGCATTTTCCCCTGTTTTTGCTTTCGGGTTATATTTAAACTCAAATGGCTCTCTTAATTCTTTTTCGTCATATTTCCATTCAGAATAATTGCTCATATCTTCCGGTGTGAATACTTCATCTGTATCTACATTTCTTAATTGGTTTTCTCCAACCTTTTCATATACACCGTCATTATCTGATACAAAACTTGGTTTATTTTCTATTTTTTCAATAGTTTTTGGTGCAAGTTTTTCTATTGCACTTCTTTTTGCTTCAGCTCTTTTTTGTTCTTTAGTTGATACTTGCGGCTGCTCAATTTCTTCTGTTTGTGGCTGTACTGCTTCATTTGCTTGCATTTGTTGAACAGTATTAGGTGCAAGCTGTTCTATTATATTTCCACCGCTTAAATCTCCATTTCTTGATAATTCCATTAAAGCATCAAAAGAACTTGGTTGATTTATTGCTTGTGCAGCATTATTTAATGTATCTGCTGCTGAATCATATAGGACTTTACCACCGTCCATAATTTTTGCTGATACATTTCGTGCTGCTTCAACAGGGTTTAAAGTGTTTTCAAAATTCGGTAATTGGTTTTCTATCGGTTGTGCTGCCATTGAACCTGCTGTACCGTAAGCACCACCAACTATACCACCAATAGCCATTGAATCGGCTATTCTTTCCAAATTATTACCCTGATTTATTCCCAAAAGATTTTCTGCACCTATTGATACACTTTCTTGCATACCCTCTGTTGCTGCTTCTGTTATTGCTTGTTCTAGTGCTTTTTGGCTTATGCCTTTAAAGGTTTTAGAAGCTGCTCCGCTTGGTAAAACCTTACCAAATAACATCTTATCGCCGACAGTTTCAAGTGCGGTGTTAATTGCTTTTTCTCCAAGTGCAACATTTTGTATGTGCTTTAATTCTTCTGCGGTTGGTATTCTTCCGTTAATTTGTTGAAATTGTTGTATTTTGTCTAAATAACTTCCCTCTTGAGCCAAGTTCGGTATGCTTGTACCTGCGAAAGTTGCTGCTGCTGTTCCGACTTTTCCAAGTCCTGCGGCTTTAGCAACCGTACCACCAATAGCACCACCACCTAAAGCCATACCGATATTTGTTGCTTGGTCTCCAACAGAACCCAAAACGGTAGGTAAAAATGTTTCTTTTGATGATAAACCTTTAATACCCTGATATTTTTGGTCTCTTTCGGTTTTATCCGCTAATTCTCCCCAAAAAGCTGCGTTGCTTCTCCCAAAATCAGATAAACCCTGCAAACCCGTTTTATCACCTAAAAGTGCAACAGCATCATTTACACCCTTACCAAATTCGGGATAAGAGTGTATAATTCCCTGTCCTAATTGCTTCCCTGCTTCCGGCAAAGAAGCTACAAAAGGGTGCTTTTCTGCAAAACTTTGTTTTTGAGGGTTGTTAAAATCTAAATTATAATCATCATCTATGGGGTTTTGTTCAACTTTCTCAAACTGTTCCCAATAATTATTATTTTTATTACCCGAAGCTTTTGCATTAGGTTTTATATTAAAATCATCTTCCTCTTGAATTTTTTCAAATTGATCAAAATAATTAGCCAACTATTTTTCCCCCGTTGCTCTTAAATTCTTTGACTTTTTCAACAGGCACTTTTACTGTGCTGCCGTTTGGTGTTTTTCCTACGACATATTGTCCACTCGGTTTACTTTGTGTTGTGTTTTTATTTCCGCTACCTACATGCGTTACTTTTGTGCCATTTTTGGCTCTGTATTCGTTTGTATTTGCGTTTTGCTGTCTTGCAGCATCAATCATTCTATAATGGTTTTCCATTTCCTGATTATGCCTGATTCTTTCTTGCAGGAGCTCGTTAGCCATTTGTTGTTCAATAGCTTTGTATTGAGGTCTCATAAGAGTATCCATATCTCTTGAAGTTAGAGAACCAAGCATACCCGGATCTACATTTATACCCTGTTTTTGTAAAGCATTTTGATAAATATTTGAACCTGCTCTCATATTGCCAAATCTATATGCTTGACCAAGTCCATAAAGTGGGTTGCCTGTTAAAGCGGTTGATAAACCGCCTGCTAATAATGCTTGTACTGCAGGTTTTTGTACTGCTCTTGAAATTGTTCCTGCAGCTTCTCCCAATCTTGTCATTTTATTTTTACTGTCGTCTCTTGCAAGATTTTCAGGTTTAAAAGCATTTTCTTTATTTTCCTGATAACCTTTTGACAAATCGGTTATACCGTTTATAAACTTATCTAAAATACCCTGTTTTACATTAGCGGTTGCATTACCTGTTTGAAGATTATTAAATGCACCTGCTTTTGCGGCTGCAATTTCTTCGTCTGTTTTAGGTATATTTATTGGGTTATCTTTTCCCGTGCCTGCGTTATATTGATTTATCCAATCAGCAATATCTTTGTTGCCACTATTCAAACCCTGCGGCACTCCGTTTATAACATCATCAGAATACCCCTGTCCTCTTAAATATTCTTGATATTCTTGAATTGGTGTTAATTGTTGTTGAACCGGAGCAGCTCCGCCTGTTGCAATTCCGTTATTTAATGCCTGCTGTGATGCCGTTTGCAAACCTGCAGCATTTTGTTGTGTTTGTGTAAGTGCATTATCTGCTTCATCATTTACCATTTGGTTAGTTGAATTTAATAATGCTTGACCGCCCTTTTTTGCTCTCTTTCTGTTGGTTCCCATAGCTGCCATAACTCCCAACGCAACAAGTGCTGTTACGGGGTTGCTAAATGCTGCCGCACCTGCTCCGCCTGCCGCAGCTCCGCCTGCAGCGGCTCCCGTTCCTGCTGCCGCACCCGTTGCACCTGCTCCTGCTGCGGTTGCTCCCGTTGTAGCTGCCGTTGTTCCTGCTGCGGTTCCTAAACCTGTTGCGGCTGCGTTACCTGCCATTGATGCACCAAGATTTTGCATGCCTGTTCCCAAAGTTCCTGCAAGACCTGCTTTTTGTGCTAAATAATTACCTGCATTTTGTAATCCTGTTCCCACAGTTCTATTTGCCACACCTTTAAAATAATTTTGTGGTGTATTTAATGCATTGGTTACGGCATTAGCTCCATTTGTCATATTCCCGCCCAAAGTAGCCATTTTTGAACCAATGGTCTGTGCTGTCGGATTATTTATATATTGATTTACTGCATTTCCTACGGTTGAAAGTTTATCACCATAAGAGCCAATTTTTGCTGCTGCATTTTTTGCACTTGCGAAAGGATCGCTTGCTGCTCTTTGTTGAGCTTCTTCTTCTGCGATTCTTCTTAAATATTCTGCATAGAAATCACTATTATTCATCATGTCCCCCTACAATCCATAAGAACTGCTACTTGATTTACCTGTTGTTTGACGGTCTGCGTTGCCCGAACTTGTATTAAGAGATTGAGCTTGGTTACCGGAAACGACATTATAACCCTGAAATGCCATATTCATAAGATTATTTATTATATTTGCAGTATCGTTTTGGCTTGAACTTAATAGTGATGTAGCATAATCGCTAATAGCTTCATTATTTTTGTTTGCAAGATTTTTATATAAATCTGTTGCTTGTGATGAACGTATCATATTTCTTTGAGCTAACGGAGCAATAATATTATTTTCTAAATTTTTCCGTGTTTCATCATTCAAAGTTTTTGTATATGCGTCCATTTTCGCTTGATTAACACTACTATTTAATGACGGGTTAAGGTATTCGTTAAGCAATTTGTCAATATTCGCATTTGTAAAATCGTAAACACTTGAAATAGCAGTATTCGGCTGTAATTGTGTTACAGTTCCGCTATTGTTTGTTGTAGATGTTACATAAGGATTTGATGTTGTTGTGTTCTTATAAGTCGTGCTTGAAGAACTTGAACTGTTTGAATTAGAACCTCCGCCCATAATTATAATTCCCTTTCTAATACATATATATTGTTTCTTAATTTCTTAAAACCGCACTTATAAAGACAAAATATTGCTGTTTTGTGTCTTGTTTCTGCGTAAATATTGCCTGAAAACCACTCAAAAGTTTTCTTAAGGCAAGCTATATTAATTTCGTGAGTATGTCTGTGTGCGAAAGCATTAACAAATAATTTCCCAAACTTCACATAATAATAAATACAGCCGATATGTTTATCATCATCAAAGAAAGAATAAAAAAACGTATTTCTTACCACATCTCTAAACTCTTGGTCGTCCCCAATAAGTCTCTGATATTTTTTATACATTTTCTTACATTCTTTGTAATTAAAATCTTTGTCTGTTGGTATAAAAACTTTTATCAAACTTGTTTTACCTTTATTTTGCTAAACTCTATATTTCTTATTGAAAAAGATTGAGTAACGTCTGTGGTGTATAAGCTAATTTCCAAAATTTTGAAGTTAGATGTCGGAAATTTGCCTACAATGCTTGTGTGTTTGTCTGCCCAAAAGTTCAAACCCCAAAAGCCAACACCCCAATACATATAGTTTTTAAGTTTTGATTTAATAAATCTAGTTTTCGGAGTTTTAAAGGTGTTATAGTTTTTGACATACTTAACGTAAAATTGGTTGTTGTATGGCATATCAAAAGACACTCTAGGCGGCAAACATAAAACTTTTAGTGTATTATCTGCACCCAAATTGCATGGAGAGCAATTATAATAATGATTTATAAAATCTCCATTGAAAGTATCTGAGTTATATTCTTCTAAAATATTCCCGTCCTCTGCAGCAGAGTATAATAAACCGTTAATTGTTGATACAGAATTGATTTTTTGTGATTTTCTTTTTATCCATTCACCTTTTAAATAGTCGTAAATAAGGATAATAGATGCCTGTTTTGTTACGGTTGTTTCTTCATCTTCTACAATTTCGGTTACTTCGTATGTTTCCTCTGTTGGTAATATCCACCATATCTCATTCCTGCCCTCAATGAATACAGAATAAGCTTGTATCTCGTTTAGCTTATCAGAATCAATTTCGTTGAGGATATTTTGTATATCAACTGCAACATTTTCTCCGAGTGTTTTTTCTCCGGTTATAACTTGCCTAAAAGAAAATACAGCTTTTTTAGTATCATCATAAAAATATAAATTTGTGTCGTGAAAAACTAATGTATTAAATCCTGCACAACCGCCCGGACTTTCTTGCCCGATAGAAAAATCTCCGTTTGATGATACACTTATTTGTTCGGAGCTGTCAGCAAAGAATACGGCTAAAGTGCCTAAATATTCGTGAATTGCTGTTATATTTTTTAATCTTTCAATATATCCGCTTGTTGTTATAATATCCGGATCTGAATCGTCAAATGTATAAATATCTGCTTTTTTTGAATACCAAAGTATATTGTCTTTTGCTATCCAAAGTCTGCTGTCAAAAATAAGAGCATTTATGCCTACTACGTCTCTGCCGTCAGCATCAACAGGTGTCATATCAACTATGACATTTTCAGACACTAATGTTTGTTCGTCAATTACGTTCATCTCTACTGTGAACATATCTGTTCCGTTGGTAAAGAAGAATAAATCAGACCAACCCTGCATAACATCAAAACCATTTGCCATGCCTGTTACTGTTAAGTTGTCTTTTAGTGTGTCAAGTGTTCCGAGTTCGTCATTTATAAAATACAAAGTGCCTTTTTCTTCGGTTTCTGCATATACAAAAAAGTATTTTTCTTGTTTTTGCACACTTTCAAACAATTTTATAATACGGGCGGTACCCTCTAATTCGGAGTTGATAGAAACATTACCTTTTACGGTTCTGATACCAATGCCATTATCTGCACCCGTGTAATATAATTCTACATTTTGTAAGTCTTGGGCGGTTATCAATTTGTTATTAAAAGCTGCATTTCTCTCTCTAATTCCGCCAAACTTATTACATAATAACTGACCGATGCTGCTCATTTTTTCCACCCAATAACTTTATCCTGTTTAATACCTGTTGTGTGTTTGATAAGGAGTTTATAAGCATCTTTATACTGCTGCATATATCCTGCGTAATTTTCGTCTTTTTCGCTTGCTATTGCGTATGTCATAGCATACGGAAGTAAAGCACTTTTGAATAATACCTCATATTTTGCAGGTATATCTATATAATCTGTCTGATTTTCTAAAGTTGCTTTTGATAGTCCGTTAGCTGCTTTTGCTGCAAATAATGTCATATAATCAACATCAACCGTGTAATTAGTATCAGGAGTTGGATATAAATAAATCTTATCGTTTTTAAGATAAAAGCGGTCAGGTTTTCCGCTTGCATCTTCTAAAGTTTCATAATCAGGTTCATATTCTAAAAAAGTATTATCTATTTTAACAACATGCACCTGTTGTCCGTTTACCGCCTTTTTAATAATATTCCCGTTTGGTGTGCTGTATGATGCAACTCCCGTTTTTGTTCTAAAAGTAAGAGTTTTTTCTCTGAAAGGAAAATCAAAGCTGCACCAAAGATTATTAAGAGCTTTTTGAATAGAGGTAGTAACAGACTTTTCAAACTCTTCAATACTTTCAACATCTCCGTCAAACATTGACCATGCTTGACCTGTCATATCATTATATAAATCTAAGTATGTAATCGTCATAACTACCTCTATCCCTTAAAAGCTTTTTATACAATAGTAAGAGCTTTTTCTACAAGAGCATCTTTATTGTCGCTTCTTGAAAAAGCAATTCTGTTTTCGTTCAAAAGTTCTTTAAGCTGTACAACAGTTTTTGCTTCAAGTTCTTCTTTTGTGAACTTTGCCGGAGCATCTGCATCAGCCACTACCATATTTTCAATGTTATTAGGAGCTTCTGTAGCTTCAGGAGCTTCTGCTTCTTCTACAACAACTTGACTATATGTAGTCGGTTTTACTTCAACTTTTTCAGCAAGAGCTTTTTCTACGATTTTTTTACCGTCTCCAACAACTATGTAATTTCCTCTATCTTCCTTTACAAGTCTGATAACTTCTTCTTCGGGAAGTTTGAAAACATTACCTGTCGGAATAAATTTTATTTCAAGTAATTTAGTCATTTTCTGTCCTTTCATATTCAAAAAAGAGGGCAATTATGCCCTCTTTCTCTAACCTCTTGATGCAGGTTGATATTGTGGATCTAAACCTGCACGTTTAGCAACTGCCCAAATGTTACCTGTGAAGCTTGAACCAAAATCAAGATAAATAGAACCGTCTCTGCGTTCAAATCTTGATATATCTTCAAGAATAACAGTAGTAATAGCACCTTTTGCAAGAGCAACTGTCAAATCGCCTAACATAGCATTAGGATAATTATCACCTGCTTTTAATGTAAGTGTGCTATCTGTTGAACCGCTACCTGTTGTATTTTCAACGAAAATCTGCAAAGAATTGTTTTTATTATCCAATGCGTTTTCAATTTCAATACCGTTAGCTTGTGTAACAGCTTTCTTTGTAATTTTAAGAATTTCTACCGATTTTGTGGCATCAGCAACCGGAAGATGTACGTTTATAGAATCTCTAGTCATGTCCTTTTTCCTTTCTATATTTTATGTTTATAAACTATTCAAAATGGGGGATATTATCCCCCACCAAACTAAGTACGAGTTGAAAGAGCCAAAGGTGCTGAAATTTTAACAGTACCCAACCAATCAACACGAGGAGCACCAACGCCATACAAACCATAACCTTTGTAGCGAGTGTTGAAGTTCTTTTCAGGCATGTAAGACTTCATATTTAAGTTAGAAGATACACCACCTGCAAGAGTTTTACCCTTAATACCAAATAAAGGATAGTAAACATTTGTTTCAGGAGAAGCTACATTGTTTGAAATGTAAATATCCCAACCTGATAAATGACCGATAAAACCTTTTTCAAGTTTTTTATGACCTGATTCTACATAAGTGAAATCTTTAAGTTTCTGTAAGTAGAATTCATATTCAGGCGGTAAAATCGCAATCATTTGTCCGTCTATCCAATTTGTATGACCTTTTTTGTCTCCTCTTTGGAATTTTGCCTGCATATATGCAAGAATTTCTTTTGCATAATCTGCATCAAGTTGAATTGCAGAACCGCTATTGTCTAAATAATGACCTGCTCTTGTGTAGAGGTTAGCATAAGCTGCATCTACTGCTGCTGCAAATTGTTTTGTAGCATCTAAAGAATAATCTTTAACAAGATTAATCTGTTTGTCAGGTTCTTTAGCAGATTCAATTTCTTTCTTTTTAAGTTCGTCAATTTCAAAGTGGAAAGCTTTACCTTTGTTAATTCTGACTTTTGTAGTAGAAGTTGTTGCTTCTTCTGCATCAGGTAAATCTCCGCCTGTGTAATTGAACAGGTCTATTGTTCCGGGCATGATAATATCAACTTCATCACCCTTATTTACTCCTGTTTTGAATTCAGTATGACCTAATTTACCCATAACTAATTCATTGTAGAAGTATTTTTTGAAGCATTGTTCAAAAGTTCCTTTAATAAATTGTTCTATACTCATTTTTGTATCCTTTCATTAGATTAGTTTACTAATGGCAGCTTTCATATCCCTATCACTCATATTTAAGAGACTTCCTTTAATCTCATTTGAGTTGTTAGAAGAATTACCCGTGTTTGTAAGTCCCTCTATCTCATCTGTTTCAGAGTTATTTTCCTCATCAATTTCAGTTTTGATATTGGCAGACTTCAATATTTCATCTCTGTATTGATGCATAAGCTCTACAAACTTTTCTGTCTGTAAATCACAGCCATAAGCTCTAAAAGCTTCGCCATACAAAGCAGCAAACGCAGGGTTGTTAAAATCTTCCTTATATTTTGCGACATTTTCATCAAGATATGCTCTAGCAGAACTTTCTATTTCTTTTTGCAGGGCTTCTTGTTCTTTGTATTGAAGTTGTCCTTTGAAAATAGCCATTTTTTCCGCTACTTCTTTGAGAATGTCATTAGAAAATTGAGATTCGATTGTTTCTTGCAACTCTTTTGACGGGTTTTTACGATACTCTGCTAACAATTTGACCATTTCGTCAGGAAATTCGCACTCGTGAATGTGTTTTGCATAAGCATCAGCTTCAGCTTTAATCACTTCTTTGTGTGTTTCAAATTCCCTAACTGTTTCAAAGCCGTTTTTGTTAGCTTCTTGGAGTGCTTGAGAATCTAAAAGCTTTTGTAATTCATCAGCTTTTTCTGCTTTTTTGCGGAGTTCTCCAAGTTCATTGGATTGTTCGCCTAGCTTTTTCTCAAGGTTTTCGTAACCTTTCAAAGCTGCTTCCATAGTTTCAAACTTCGGTTTTGCTGCCGTGTTTTCCGGTTGTTGATTTTCAGGTTGCTGCTCTGATTCGTCAGTTGTAGTCTGTTCAGTTTCTGCAGGTTCTGTGTTTTGCTCTTCTGAATTGTCGTCATTTGACGGTTCAGTAGTTGTAATCTCAACATCAGAAGTATCTGCTACATCTGCTACATCTACATGGTTGCTTTGTTCAATCGTTCCGTTCATAAATTACTCCTCATTTTGTTGTAGTCTTGATTTATTTAATTTTTCAAATTGTTCTGTCCAACTATCCGTTGATGCTATCAGCTTCAACATTCCTTTCAGTTCAAGCGGTTCAATATCGCTTTTTGAAAGTTCTAAACACTTATTGAGCTGCAAATCTCTTATTTTTTTGTACTCAATACTGTTGGCTAAATCTGCTTTCAGCTTTGCCAACTCAAATTCTTCTTTTGTGATGTCCATTCGTTACTCCATTGGTTGTGCTTCGGGGGTGCTCTGTTCAGGTATTGCAACAGGAGCTTCATTTGGTTTATTTTCGTTTGCTCCCTGTGCTATTTGTTGATTGTATCCCTCAACTATTGCTCTGATTCGTGGATCTTCCAATAATTTTTGTTGAATTTCTAAAGGTATCTGCATACCCATTTGTAAAAATCTTTCAGGGTTTTCAACGTCTTTCTGTTCCATATACCAAGTAAACAGCTCTTGAACATTCAACGGCAGATATTGAGCAAATCTTTCTACCGCCTGCATAATCATATCCGCTTTGTTACTTCTTTCGGTTGTAGCTGTTCTGTCAGAATATTTATAACGATATTCGCCCTGTCTGATTGAATCGTTTATAACAATAGTTTCTTTTTCTGAACCTTTATCAACAAAAATCTGTTCTTCTCCGGACTTAAAATCAGCTCTCAATTTTGCTACTTTTTTTACATCATCAACTATCATATATTGATTGATAATATCAATAAGCATTGATAATCTTGTGAGCTGTCCCTGTGTTTTTGTTGAGATTTCTGTTGCTGTTTTTGCTTTTTGTTCATCAGCTCCTGCCATATTAGGAAAGATGCCGGAAGTTTCAGCCATTAAATCTGATAAGAATGTAATATCATTCAAGAATATACCAACGGAAAATTCCATTTGCTTAATTTGTGCAGGGTTGAGATTATCTCCAAACTCAATAATTTTACCCGGATATAATTTAATTTCCTCTTCATCAAAAAATCCCTCCGGTGCATAAATCGGTGGGTTTTCTTGTAAACTTTGCATGTCGCAAGTTCTATTCATTAAATCTTCCTGCAGCTCTGCAAGAGATAAAGTACAATATAAAGGAGAAATACCTCTGCAAGTTTCGGGATCTGTTGTAAGTGTTCCAAATGTAAACGGATTTACAATGCGGTTATTTCTTTCAAATCTTATAAGATATTTTTTAGCAGCAATAACAACGTGCCAATTCTTTAAGACGGTTCCGTTTTTAAGTGTGAGATTTCCCCAATGCTCTAAAAGCTCTACGGTTCTTCCGTTAGTTTCTTTATTTTCCAAATCTTTGTCTTGTTGCGAATCTCCAAGCTCCGGTGCTTTGATTGATGCTCTTATTGCTTCCGCATCATCTTTTGACACTTTGTAATATTTATTGTTTATGATGTCGTTAGGTGTTTTGAAGCTTCTGTATATTTTCGGACAATCGTCCCAATTATCTTTTTGTGAAGCATCAAACACAAAGTTTGCAGGGTTTACTGCGTACACATAAGGGTTATCATAAATCAATTTTTCATCTACAAAATGAAATTTGCCTTTTGCTAATGCGGCAAGTGCAGCAGGTTTTGTTAAGTCTGCTGCGGTAATTTTTCTTCTAACTTCTTCATACTTCTTTTTCCAAGCACAAAAAGTAATCATTTCGCCATAAAGAAGAGCATAATCTATTGCTTTATCGCAAGTCTTTTGATATTCCATTTTCTCAAAGCAATCAACAAGTGCAGCTTTTTGTTTGTTGCTATCATTATCTGCTTCTTGATTTTCACCGGAAACATCAAACATAGAATTTGTGTTGGAGTATGTATTTTTCCAAATATATGATTTAAGAACTTGGTAAAACATATATGTTTTAGCCATATTTACTTTTGTTTTCCAAGCTTCTTCTTTTGATGCTTTACTATTTGCGATTTTATAAGCTTTCTTAAAAAATATTTCGTTTGATAAAGCTTCTGCCATATCAAGATTTTGTCTGCGGTTTTCGTTGAACGTGTCAAAATCTTCTACAACACTTTTGGTGATGTAGTCAATATCTTCTTTGCTTAATTTTTTTGATGCTTTATCAACTATGTATTCAAAGCTCATTTTTTATCCTCAAAAACTTTATATTTTGTTGTACGCATGTGGTCAAAAATAATCATTTTTATTGCATCATTTTCAGAAATATTTAGTAACCGTGCTGTAATCTTAATATAATCATCAAATCCGGCAGGTATTCTTATCTTTTTTGTAATATCTTTTGACACCATTTACCCCGTATTTTTTAATAAAAATGACACCATTTCGTGATGCTAAATTTTATCAATATCAAGTCCGTTAATTATCATTACGTCAGGTTCGGTAGCTCCGGTATCTTCCGCTTCAATATTCAAGCTCATTCTTTGACCTTTTTGGCATTTTTGAATAGCTGACATAAGATAGTCTAAATTGGTTGCGGTTGCACCTTTTCTCTTCTGACCTGATAAAAGACTTGCCAAATAATTATCTAAAATCAAATTTGCAACAGCTAAACCTTTGTCGTAAAGTTCCGTGTGCAGCTCATTTGCTTTTACTTTTTTATCAATTTCTTTCTGTGTGATAATTTCTTCGCTTTTGCATGCAATTTCTTCTTGCTTTTTCTCTCTTGCATCAACCCACTTTTCCTTGCTGCAATGGGTTTGTAACGTGCTTAAATTCACTTTGAATTTTTTTGCAGTTTCTTCCAAAGTTACATTGTGATGAATAAAGTAATTTCGTATTTTTTTCCAATCGTATTTCATTCACTTTGTTTTCCCTTTTTTGGATAATAAAAAGCGGTGAAGAAGAGCACACCGCCAAACCCGTTTCTGCCTAATTAATAAGGAGCTTTAACTATCACAAATCAATAATCAGTTTTTTAATAATTCTTTTGTTCCATTGAAGTCCACCGCATACCTTTTTATAATCTTCTTTCCTTTTTGGTTGGCTTCAATGTTTAGTCCGTATCTAAATGCCATATTAGAACGGTTGCCATATTTGATGCTTGATTCTTTGTTTACAATGTTTGATGCATATTGTTCAAACAACCGGAGAGCTTTTTTCTTTTTTGCTTGAAACATTGTCCATTTTCCTTTGAAGTTCTTTTTATAAACTTCAACGACAAACTTATCACAATGCGGACAATTCCCGACCAACATATAACTATCTTCATAATCGGTATTGTCGCAAGAAAGGATATATTTATCTTTAGCTTTAAACTCTCCGCAGCAGAACCTATTTAAACCCTTTCAAGCATAGTAGTATTGTCCTCAAAGTGCAATCTGCGTTTTCGGTCTTAAAGACTTACTGTGCCTTAACACTCCACCTGTGAATATTATATCAAATTTGGGGGTTCAGGTGTTGATTTTCGGGGTTATTTTTACATCTTATAACATCTATACAAAACTTGTATCTTGTTTTGCAAAAACAAAAAACTTGTTTTGCTTTAGCAAACATTTATTTTTATTTCTTTTCTTTTCTTTTCTTTATAGTATAACCTGTTATACTATCTTCTTTTCTTTGCTTCTTTCTTTTCTTACCAAAGTTGATCTGCGTGATGCTCGTTTTCTTTTTCTTTATTTATGTCGTGCTGCAGCTCCCATTCGTCTCTCATATTTTGTTTGATTTCGTTTACTTTATCCTCAATATCATCAAGAATCAAACCATAGTGGCGAGTTCTATCTTCTGCAAGCTCAATTATCTCATCAAGCTGCTCGTATGTTACAGTACCCTCTTCCGGAAAAACTGCCGTGTCTCTCCGATTAGACCAAACAAAGAAGCCGATTATAAAAGCAATAAGTGTAAGTATGGCACCCGTTTTAAATCTATCGTGCATTACATACTCCTCATAAGTCCGGCTATTCTGCCAATTATATGTATGTCGTTCATTTCTTCCCTATAAATTGTACTTGTAGGATAGATGCTTTTGTCGGGGTTATCGGACGTGATGACAATATTGTCAATGTTTCGTATCAACCGCTTGCAGAATATCTTATCGTGATATGTAAATACATAGATGTTGTTATCCCGGATTTCGTTATGTGTGGTAAATTCAATTACAAGTTTATCCCCATTTTGAATAGTCGGCTGCATGCTATCTCCGTATGCATTAATTACGGAATAATTAGAAGTCGGTATATAATTTTTGATGCACAATTTTGGCACCCTGATTTTTTCTTTTATAACCGATAATTCAAATGTACCACCACCGCAGCTTGCCAAAACATCAGGGTAATAATCGGCAATTATTTCTCCGGAGTAATCCTGCATATCATCAATAAATGCCTGATTAGAAAAATTGATTTTATAATAATCTTCTATTTTTTCAACTTCTGTGTAGCTGTATTCTTTATCTCTGTGTGCTCTTGAACTTATCCCATTACGAGTTAAGCCAAGTATTTTGGCCAATTCTTGTTGATTAGGTTCTCTGCCTATTTGTTTTGTGATAGTGGCTACAAGTTCGCTGTGTCTCATATTTGGCAACTCCTTAATAATAAAAACCCAAAAATATTATTTTTTACCAAATTGTTAAGTTTTGTAAATGTCAATATTTCTTGATATTTCTACATTTTTTCATACGAACGTATGATTTATTGAAACATTATCTTGCAAAATAAAAGATTATGTTTCATAATGAAGTAGAACAGATAACAAAAAGCAAAGATTAAAAATTCCGGTCGCCAAACTAGATTTTAAAATCTCGCTTTCTGTACACCCTTACAAGTGTATTAACATTTTACATCAAAATATTGAATTTTCAATATTCTGTAAAAAAGATTTAAGAGCTTGTGAATATCTTTGTAAGGGTGGTTCACAAGCTCTTCCTCTTCGGGGGAAAAGAAAGGCGGTAAACAAAATGGCAAAAACTTACACAAAAAAGAAAATTACAAATCTTCTTCAATGTGTTTTTAAAGAGGGCGAAGTTTATCAAACAGATTTGGATAATGATGATGAATTTCACATTTCTTTTTGGGAAAAGGGCAGAGTAAAAGACATAAAAACGGTAGAAGTAGTTAATACTCTTGCAGCTATCAAAAGTGAAGCAGATTTTACTCCTCAAAACAAAACAGATTTTTTAACAAATGTTATTGAAGCTCTTTTGAATGAAGAGGAATTAGTGCAAATTGGTGCATACACCAAATTGGCTGACAACTTATTTTGGAGGGAATTGTAATGCACATTTTAACCGAAAGAAAAACAGTAGTTCAACTGCTTCTCAAAGGAGACGACTATGAGCTTCTATGTCCAAACAATGAAGATGCTTGGTACGATTTAAGCGAAATTGAAGAACAACCCCAATTAAGACATCTACTTGGAGAAGAAACAATGAAACAATTTTATTCAGGTCAGATAGATTTTGTAGTCTGCAGGGGGAATTGGTAATGGTAGATCCGTTTTATTGGTATGAGGTTGAACTTGACCGAGATTATTTGGAACAATTTGGCAGCGAAGAAAAAGAGAAAGGCGGTAGCGACAATGGCAAAGGTAATTAACTTTTTAAAAAAATGGAGTGCAAAAAGGCAGTACGAAAAGTGCCAACGAATGAACTCTGAAATTATATGTGCAATAGTTCATCAGGTAGAAGAAGAACAGAAAAATCAAGCGGTAACAATACCTGCTTTCCAAGAAATTCAGCAAAGATATGACAATTTGCAATTAAAAAACTATCAAGATGTACGGAACGCATATACAGTTTTCTTCAACAAAGGTCTTGTATCCGGAATTGAATTATAGGTTCTCTGACGAGTATTTGAAAATTAATACGAAACACCCCAACGGTGCAGGGGTGTCAGAACTAGAAAAGATAAACCAAGAAAGGCGGTAAACAAAATGGCAGAAGCATTAGCAATTAGCAAAGATGATGTAAAAACAAACAGACATCAGTACATTGGTGGCAGCGATATTGCTGCAATTATGGGTATGTCCCGTTGGAAAACACCATTAAAATTATGGTGCGAAAAAACTTTAAAAATACCTGCTCCGGACTTATCAAACAACGAAGCGGTAGAAATGGGAACAGAGCTTGAACAATTTGTAGCAGATATGTTTACAAAAAGAACAAACAAAGCTGTAAGACGAGCACCAAAAATGTATTTTCACCCCGATTATCCTTACATGGCAGCACACGTTGATAGACTTGTAACAGGTACGGACGAGTTGCTTGAATGTAAAACAGCTTCTATATTCAAAAAAGAAGAATGGGAAAATGAAGATATACCACAAGAATATATCTTACAAGTTATGTGGTATTTGGGAATTACCGGAAGAAAAATCGGACATATTGCAGTTCTTATTGGCGGTCAGCAATTCAAATATAAACAGATAGAATTTGACCAAGAATTATTTGACCAAATGGTAGAAGCTGCTAAAGATTTTTGGGAAAAAGTACAAAACGATATACCGCCTGCAATTATGGCAAATGATGATGATACACTCAAAGATTTATACGGAGAGAATAACGACATCATAATAGAACTTTACCCGACAGACGAAAACAGCAAAGCTGCTGCAGATGCTCTTGAAGATAAAATTGCATATTTGCAGGAAATTAAAGGACAAATCAAAGACCTGCAGGAAACACAAAAAGAAATAGAAACAGGTATTAAAGAAATTATAAAAGACAATTTGGGTATCAAAACCCCTAAATATGTTGTTACTTGGAAATCTCAAACAAAGACAGATATAGACAAAACTTTGTTAAAAGAAGAACAACCGGAAATAGCAGCAAAATATACAAAGGTATCTTCTTTCAGAGTAATGCGTGTAGCAACCAATAAAGAATACGAGGTGGCATAATGACACAGAACGCAGCAGTAACAAAATTAAAAAGTCAAATTGTCTCCCGTAAAGATAAAGCTTTGACTATTGAAGAATATGTTGAAAGCAAAAAAACGGAAATAGGGCAGATATTGCCTACAACAATGACTATTGACAGGTTTTTAAGAATCGCATATTCAGCAATTCGCCTTAACCCAAAATTAGCAGATTGTACACAGCAATCATTTGTCGGTGCATTATTTCAAGCTGCACAATTAGGACTTGAGCCGAATGTTGAGGGACAAGCTTATATTATCCCTTATACAAATACAAAATATAAAGACGGTAAAAGAATATTTGTAACAGAAGCTCAATTTCAAATCGGCTATAAAGGATATATTGAATTATTTTATAGACACGGTGCAGCTTCAATGATTGATATGCATGCGGTATATGAAAATGATTTATTTGAATATGCTTATGGTTCTCAACCTTATCTTAAACATTGTCCGGTATTAAAAGACAGAGGGGATATTATCGCATATTATGCGGTTGCTATGCTCCGTAACGGCGGTAGTGTGTTTAAGATAATGAGCAAAGACGAATGTATAGAACACGGTAAAACACATTCAAAATGTTTCATCACAAAAAAATGGGACGACAATGCCAAAACTTATATTCAAGTTACACCGCATTTTGAACCAAACTCCCCGTGGGCAAAAGATGAAAAAGCTATGTGTAAAAAAACCGTGCTTATTCAATTAGCAAAATTGCTTCCGAAGTCGGTAGAGCTTCAAAAAGCATTAGCTATGGATAACACCACAAAATCTTTAATCAGAAAAGATATGTTTGAAGTCCCGGACGAAACAAATTGGAAAACTGATGAAGATGTAATAGATTATGCCAAAACTGTTGGTTTACCGCCGACAGAGGTAGAGGGGTAAAACCCTCTACCGCCTTTAAAAAGGTTTGTCATTGGTTGGTTGCAAGACAAATTAACAAAAAGACAACCCACAAAGAAGTAGAACTTTGTGAAATCTACACGAAAGTGCGTTTTCAGTACACTAACACCAAAACCTACGGGCTGATAATATAGGGAACTGATGGCAGCCGGAAAGACGGCATCTATTTAGGAAAGGAGAAAAGAATGAGGAAAGTAGAAATTGGCTCATCAAGATTTACGGAAGTGTTTGCTTTAGATGAAGCAGGGCAGGGCGGAGCTAACCATGTATATCAAGTTAGAGAGGTAGTGCCGGAAGATGCAACAGCTTCGGAAGATGAAATTTATGCAAAAGTTAAGTTTCAAGACGGAGCAATAAAAGAATTTGGTATCAATGGCTGCCATAACGAAGATTTAATTGCAATAGTTATTGATAGATTATACGGTTTTCAATCGGGTAAGTTTGCTTGCCGAGAAAATGCTATCGCTATTACAAAACTTGAAGAAGCTCTTATGTGGTTGAATAAACGAACCACCGATAGAATCCGTAGAGGTGTTGAGGGCACATCAGTTTTATAGAAAGGGGGTGTTTTTCCTTTCAGAAAGTCCGGCAGAGTGGCTTAAATCTCCTATGTTTGTGTTTCAGTTTTGTCGGACTTTTATAGCAGGGTGGTGCAACGGTAGCATTCGTGGATCCTAGCCACGAAGATGTAGGTTCAACTCCTACCCCTGCAACCAATTAAAATAGTAGGTTGCTGCAAGTAGCAGCACGGAAGATAAAGGAGAAAAAGATGCAAATAGGAAGTGCATGGGTAAAAACCGAAGAAAAAGACGGAAAGAAAACGGTAGTAAACATTTCTTTAAAATTAGAAGATGCAATTTTAGAAGTGTATCCGCAACTTAAAAATGTTAGATTTAGTCTTAAACCTAACGAAAACAAGAGCCAAAACGAAAAGGCACCGCATTATAGGTTGAATATGTATAAACCACAAGAACAAACGGCAGCAGCAACAGATGATGCGATAACCGATGAGGATATACCGTTCTAATGTTTGGAGAACTCCCTAACTATAAGCGGTGGACTAAATCTGCTGTTGAATGTTACGACAGGCATTGTATATGTTTTCCTGTACAAGGAACGGGTGGGGTAGATGCACATTTGCAAAATGTGCAACCCTGCCCGATATACGAAAATTATAGTTTTCCGTGCCAAATGAAGAGAGCAGTATTTTATTTATACAGAAAATTTGGAGCACCGCCCGAAGAATTAAGGAAGAGCTTAAAGGATAACGAAAATGAATAGAGGAGACAAAAATGGTTAAAGAATATTTCTCGCATGACGTTGATGCATTGGGAGATATAAAAATCGTTAAAATGATGCAAGATTACGATTTTACGGGGTTTGGTTGGTATTGGGCAATAGTGGCTGAACTTTGTAAGAATGGTGGTAAGTATGAATTTAGCGATTTGGGAATTATGGCTAAATGCATTGGTGTTAAAAAGGAAAGCTTAACTAATTTTATTGATAAATGTATTCATAATTATACCTATAAAGAGCAGGGTTTATTTAGTTGTAATGAAACAACTTTTTGGTCTGATTCATTATTAAAAAGATTAGACATAAGAAATAAACGCAGAGAAGCTGCGAAGAATACAGATAAAGCCGAAGATATAAAAATTGACGGTATAGAATTTGTTAGACTTACCGAAAAACAGTTTAAAAAGCTTGTGGAATTGCACGGGGAAGATGTAATTCTTGCAGCAATAAAGATTTTAGATGATTGGCTTGCTAAAAACGGGCAAGCACAAAAAGGATATATCGGAAGAAATAATTATGGACACTTCCGCAAAGACGGTTGGGTGTTACCTCTCGCATTAAAAAAATGCGGCAAAGAGCCCACTAAACCTAATTGGAGCATATAAAGGTGGAATATAGAGACAAGTTAAGGGAATTAGGAATAAAATTAGACAGAAGCGGTAAGCAAACTTGCCCTAACTGTTCACATACCCGTAAAAATAAACACGATCCATGTTTGTCTGTTACTTTTACAGATAACGCAGTTTTGTACAAATGCCATAATGATTGTGGCTTTGAGGGTGTTGTATATTACCGTGATAAATATGAGAACCGGAAGAAATACAAAAAACCCGAACCGCCAAAAGTTGTAGAGGAATTATCCCCAATATACAAATATTTTGCTAAACGAAAAATCACGCAGCAGGTAGTTGATGAATACGGTGTATCTTACAACGATAAAAAAGAAATTGTTATCCCGTATTATAAAAACGGCGAATTGGTAAACGTAAAATACCGCAGAAATCTTGGCAACGGTAAAAAGTCTTTCAGACAAGAAGCCGAAACAGAAAAAACTCTGTACGGTATGGACTTGGTAAAAGATACCGATACTCTTATATGGGTTGAGGGAGAAATGGACGTGCTTGCTTTGGCGGTTGAGGGCATAAGAGCAGTAAGTCCACCGCAGGGAGCAAGCGAAAACAAACTTGAATGTATAGAAAATTGCTTTGATTTTATAAACAAATTTACAACCCATATTATAGCAGTTGATAATGATGCAGCAGGCGACCACTTAAAACTAAACCTGTTAGACCGTCTTGGCAGAGATAAATGTAAAATTGTAAATTGGAAACAATACAAAGATGCAAACGAAGCTCTTATTGCAGGAGAGAAGCTGCAGCCGTTTATAGATGCAGCAGAAGATATTATCCCTGACGGCATACAAACTTTTTATGATGCTTTTGACGATATTTTCAAATACAACTTTGAAAAAGATAAAGATTATTATGAGACGGGTTGGGTACAGTTTGATAATATCTGCAAAATAAGAAAAGGTTATTTGATGATTGTGTCCGGTTATCCCTCAAGAGGTAAATCTACATTCGTTGATAATCTTGGTGTGATTTTTGCTGAAAAGTACGGTTGGAAATGGTTAATTGCATCTTTTGAAAGTGTTATCGGCGGTCATTATAACAGCTTGCTTGAAATGCACAAAAGAAAATCTATATATAAAATGCTGAACGAAGCAGGCGGAAAAATTGACGACAGGGTTGCTGCCATAATGGGTGGAGAAGATTTTGCTTTTATTGCAGACCATTTTTACAGATTTGATATTGACAGACTTTGGACGGTTGATGAAATATGCGAAAGAACAATACTTGCTGTTAGAAAATATGGTATTGATGCTCTTGTAATAGATCCATATAACCGACTAAAAAATGATTTTAAAGACAGGGAAGATAGATACATAGGTAGCATACTTGCATCTTTGTCTATGCTTGCCAAAAAATTAAACATTCTTGTAATTTTTGTGGCACACCCCAAAAAACCTGACGGGGAAAAATGCCCGAATATGTATTCAATATCCGGTTCAAGTGATTGGTACAACATGACAGATTACGGAATTATTATACACCGTGATAGACAAACAGACGGGAAGTTGAGCAACCGCCCAACAATATTCATTGAAAAGGTTAAAAATTTCTTTTTAGGCAACCCGTCCGGCGGGGAGATTACACTTAACTACAACGTCAATACAAGATTTTTGGATAACCCCGAATATGACAAAGGGGGTTATTAATGGACTACAAAACTTATGAACAAAGAAAACAGGCAATACGGGAATTGAACTTAACACCTGCAGAATACGAAAAAGAGATACAAAAACTAACAAAGGAGCTAGAAAATGACACAAGCACAAAGAGTATTTAATCACTTGCAGCAAAAGGGAACAATTACCAATGCTCAAGCACACGACCTTTACGGTATTAGGCACCTACCTGCAATTATCAGAGATGTAAAAAAGAAGTATGACATACCGATTTATGATTGGTGGACGTCAGGTAAAAACAGGTTTGGTGAAAAGTGCCAATGGAAGATTTACAGCATCAAAGAAAAGGAAGAAAAAGACGGTGAAACAGAAAAAGGACATGGCGAAAGAATTGGAGAAATACAAAGCCGATTCGGTTTATCTGCTTAACAAACTTGGCGGACTTATCAGAATATATATAAATTCTCTTGACGATTACGACCATTTTCAATTCAATTTACATCACTTTATACCTTACGAAATTTATGCAGGAAATGAGAAATGGTACGAAGAGAGAGGAATAAAACAAAAACTTATATTGATGAGTAAGAAATGCCACGAGCACGTCCACGATACCGGAATTAAAACTTTATCTGATGCACAGTTTGAAAGAAAGTACAAAATAAAAAGAAGTATGCTGATATTCAGCAAGAAAGGAGATTATTAGGAACAGCTTTATTTTTAAGATTTTAGGCAAAGCACCTAAAACAAAGGACATTGTAATCGGAGTGGACATGGCAAACAAAGAAGAATGTTGTATAGAAGCTCTGCAAAAGAGAATAAACTCTTTTGAAAAATCATTTGTAAAAGTTTTTGAATTGGAGCAAAAAAGTGATGCTGCAATTTACAAAGAATACAAATACAAAACTTGGGATAGTTTAGAACCTGTTGTATTTAGCTATTTTCAAGCAAGATACAATATTTATATCCCACACGGAATAACCCCGTCAATTTATTTAAAGGACGAGAAGTGCATAAGCACAAGCGAGTGTATCGGAGAATTTTTTGAAAGATACCACTTGCAAGAAGCTGCTACATCAAAACTTAAAAAGCAGTTGGCAGATTTTACATCAGCTCAATTATCAGAAGTGGTGGAAGCTGTTATTGAGGTTCTGAATAAAAAGAAAGAGGAAGAAAATGCCAAAACGAAAAAAGAATCCGTATGAGCTATCAGACGAGGAAAAGAAACGGGGTTGGTATCAAAGAACCATACAAGAAGCAATAGACGAAATTTCGGGGGGGGGGGTATGGCGAACCCCCTAACCGAAGAGAATACAAAGGAAACAGAAAAGGAGAAATTATGAAATATAGAAAGAAACCAGTGGAAATAGAAGCTATACAATGGACGGGCGACAATTTGGTGGAAATATCTCAATTTATGACAAATGGTAGATATGATTCAAAAACCCAAACAATACAAATTGAAACCCTAGAGGGAACAATGTCTGCAAATATAGGCGACTATATCATAAAAGGTGTAAAAGGGGAATTTTACCCATGTAAACCTGATATATTTGAACAAACTTATGACAAAGTGGGGGAATAATGAAAACAGAAAGACAAATTGTAGAAAAAATTGTAGAACTTGCAAAAGAATCCGCAAGACAAAGCGAACAGCTTAAATTAGAAGCTGACCGCCCTGTCGCAGATACACCAAAAGCAATAGAAGAACGTAACGAAAAGTTGCGGCTTATGGAGAGGGCACAGAGCCAAACGGCATACGCATTATTAGTCCTTACGGGTTTATTTGAGTAGGTGGAAAATGAAATATAATTTTAAACAGGAAAGAAACGACTATCAGACACCAATAGAGATTTTATCTCTAGTGGAGTTTTTGACGGGAAGAACAGACTTGTTTGATTGTGATGTCTGCTGCTCCGAAAAAAATATCCCTGCGAGAGAACATTATATTTTGGGAGAAACTGACGGACTCCGCCAATATTGGTATGAGTATAATTGGTGCAACCCACCTTATAATGAATGTCCTAAATGGGTAAAGAAAGCATACGAGGAGCAGCAGGACGGCAATAGTACAGTTCTGCTGATACCTGCAAGAACTGAAACAAAATATTGGCACGACTATATTTTGGACGAGGACGGCGGAACAAACCGCCCAAACGTAAAGGTAAGATTTTTACGGAAAGGGTACAGGTTTATACACCCGGAAACAAAACAGTATATGGGGGTATATAAAAACGCATTAGCATTAGTTTATTTTAAGGGGGAAACATGCAATTAACGGCAGAAGAAATACAAGAGATTATAGACCAAAGGATAGAAGATGCAGAAAAAAATTATGGTAAACCTGTAAAACTTCTGATTCTTGAGTTATTGTCTCTGCAGCGAAAAACAGAGGAAGCAACAAGATATATTGAAGTTGCCCAATGGAACGCATATTATCCCCACCCGACAGTATCCGCTATGAGAAACAAGATAAACAATGCCGCAAAAAACGGCTTTGATGAATACGGTGTTGTGCATAGACAGGGCAAGAGGGTGTATATAAACGAAAAGCAATATTGGAAATGGTTTAAGGAGTACAAACAGAATGGAAACGGCTAGAGTTGTTATTGGGGTTATTTGTTTTGTATTGATAGTATTCTGCCTGAAATATCAGGCATACAAGAAGAAAGGTGGTGCATAGTGAAAAATTCTATTTTAGATGTATTAGGTGTTTTAATTGCTCCATTTGCGGTGTTATTTGCTGCGGTGGTTCTTTTGGCTTGGGGTATAGAAAATATGATAATGGACTTCTTGGGGAGCTTCATCAATGAGTAGGAAGAAAAAGGCAATTATACTAACTTATGCACCAATAAAAATACCGGAAATATTACTGTTAAGAAAAACAAAAATATTCAAACTTGCCATAAATCAACATGCAGGAGAATGTAAACCACACGCACGAATAATTGCAGATTATTTCTTGGCGAGTATGTGCCGCAGATTTAAAGAAAAAATTATCAGCATCAGGGACAGATTTCAATATGAAACACCGAGAGTTGAAACACCGGACATTGAATATAAAGGCGGCACAATTATAGCAGCAGTTGAATATTTAATTTTGAAAAAATATACAGATATTCTGATAGTCGGAGACAACACGGTTAATATAACTGAATTTCAAGAGAATGTAAAAAGAGAGATAAACAAACTCAAAAAGAAAGTAAGAATATATCAATACAAAAGAGGTAATTTCAACCTACGAGCAAAAAGTATAACCAATTTTATAAAGGAGAAATGATGTCAAGTAAAGAATTAGAGAAACTATTTGATAATGATTGGGCAAGACCGACTTTAAGCGAAGAAATATTAAATGCAGACGGTTCAAGAAATTGGGAAGCAAATATTTTAATGGATAATATAAAGCGGTTAGAGAAAGAAAACAAAGCCCTAAAAGAGCAAAATAATAATTTACGAGCAGAACTTCACAGGTTCTATTGTCTTGAGCCGGGTAAAATTATTCCTGAAAACGAAGTTATAACATTTATGGGTAAAAGTCCTGAATATTGGTTAAACCTGCAAAGAGAATATAATCAAACATTAAAATCTTTTGTAACCTTTCAGGAAACTTTGCTTGAAAGAGTGGGAAGTATGAATAGAAAACTCAATGAGGTGTTAGATGTTAAGTATTGACCAAATAAATAAGTTAGAGGTAGAAAACACCCGATTAAGAACATTTTTAAAATGGCTGCTTAAGCAGCAATATTATATTTTACACAAAAATCTAAAGGAAAGAATAAAAGAGGTACTAAATGAAAGATAAAGAGAAAACAGAATTGATCTTGAAAAAATTGATACAACATTTTACCTCTTGGGGTAGAGGGAGAACAAACATAATTTTTCCGGAGCTTCGTTTGGGCAGCGGTTATTGTGGGGTTGCCCAAAGACGTATTGATTTATTTATTATAAGCAGCAACGCAGGCAACGAAACCACCGCTTTTGAAATAAAGGTATCTCGTCAAGACTTTAAAAAAGATATTGGGGACGATTTAAAACAAAGAGGTGCAAGACTTTATGCTAATAATTTCTATTATGTTGCACCAAAAGATTTGATAAAACCGGAAGAAGTACCTTTGTGGGCAGGTCTATGGGAATTAGATTTAAAAGATGAGAACAGAGTAAAAGAAGCATGGTTTGTAGAAAAAGTACCTGCTCCACTAATGCCAAAAGCTGCTCCAAGTTGGGGACTTATTTGTGCAATGGTTCGCCACATTAATAAAGATTATGGAATGGATTTTGTAGAAAATGCACAATTAAAAAGTGATAAATTCAAGCTAAAAAATGAAAACGTGCGAATGAAACAACTGTTAGGTGAAATTAATAAAAAGTGGACAAAAGAAATGGACGAGAATATTTGGTGGCGAATAAAAGCATCAATCGGAGCTATTAAATAAAATTAAAGGGGTGTCAAATGAACGATTTTGTCTCAATGTATATGGATCTAAAGAAAAAATATGAGAACCTGAAATACAAATACAAACAGCAGGGACTTAAAAACAACGAGCTGTTTCATAAGAATCAAGAGCTGACATCTGAAAATATAGTTTTGCAGGGTATAGTTTGCGAAAAATTGGAAATAACCCCAAGTGTTTTGGCTGCCAATATAAAACTTCTCCGCAAAGAAAAACAGGTCAGAGCAACGAATATAAGAATTAACGCAATAAAAGAGTTATACAAAAACGGAAAGCAGGTGTAAATGTATAAAGAAAACGTAAGACTTTCATTTCCCAATGACAAGTTATGGGTTCAAGAGTTTGGGGAAGAAATAACATTAAATGCTGAAACTGTTGGTAAAAGCTGCAATATGGGAAGATATTATTTTCATTGTAACGAATGTGATAATCAAAGCATAGCTGATGATGAGGGCACATGTTTTAGCTGCAATAATTACAGCCAAGTGTGGAATGATACAGAAACGAAGCATTATTGTAAAAACTATAAAAAGGGAGAACGGTATGAAGTGGGTGGTTGATAGAATCGGCAAAACGCAGGTTTGGTATTCAGGAGATGTGATAGACGAAATTAAGCAGCTCTGCGAAGAAGAAATGAAAAAATACATTACATACCGTCAGGGCGATAGTATGGTGTGTGAATATAAAGGAGCTGTAAACTTTGCAAGACAAATAGCAGAAGTAATAGTGAAAGGAGAAAAATGATAACTTTTAATGTAAAAAAGGTATGGTTTGACAAAATTAAATCGGGCGAAAAGACGCACGAATATAGAGAATTTAAGCCATATTGGACAACGGTGTTTAAAAACGAATTTGGTGCTTTAGAGTTTAGTGTTACGGAATTAAGGTACGGCAATATTAAAACTTTTAATAAGCAACACTTGATTTGTTTTATGAACGGTATGGTGCCTGAAAATAAAAAAACCCGTTTGTATGCAAATTTTAAGAGCATAAAGCTAATGTACGGAATGGAAACTGATTTAAAAATAAACAAACCTGTATATGATATAGAGTTTGAACTTATAAACCAAGAGAAAAGGAAGTAAATGTGCCAAAGGGTTGTGAAAAATGCAAAGCAAGAAAATATTGCCCGTTGTGGCGAGAGTATAAAAGAAAGCGAGGAAAAAATGGCAAAAATTGTTAAAAATGCAAAAGGGTTTAAAGTTATTCAAATTAAGGCGGTTGAACTTATGGAGATTATACCGCAATCAATAGGTATGTGTGATTATTGCGGTCAGGCATCTCTTGACGGGTATTATATAGCTGTCCTAAATGCTTATTATTGCCCTGCATGTTATAATAATTGGTGTAAAAGAGCCGAATATTATGAGGAAGATAGACCGTACGAAGAAAAAAGTTTTAATAGAACGGTGGCATTATTAAAAGAGAAAAATTTGCTTGAGGAAGAGACGGAAGATGCTAAAATTCAAAGTCAAACTCATTAGCGGTCATTTTCCGGACAAGTTTAGAAGTTGTTTTTCTCGTCAAATGTGCATATATTTGAACCTGATTAAGATTTTTATGTCCGAGAAGTGTCGCTATCTCCAAGAGGGTTGCTCCATTTTTAGCAAGCCAAGATGCGTAAGTGTGGCGGCAATCGTGAATGCGAAAATTTTTTAATTTTATATTTTTTACAACAGATTCAAAAGCTCCTTTTAAATAAGCGAGCTTTTGTTTTTCGGGTTGGTAGAATAAATAACCGGACTTAATATTATATTTATTTATATAGTTTTCAATAATTTCAATAATCTTATGAGAAACGGGCACCCCTCTTGATTCTCCGTTTTTCGTATCTAGGAAGTGCAGCATCTCATTAACAAAATCTATATTTTCTATCTGAAGAGTGCGGACTTCTGTATATCTGCCGCCCGAAAAAAGAGCTATCATAGTAAATAAAAATAGTCGGTCAGAATGGTTTTTGCAGCTTTTTATAAGAAGCTGCTTTTCTTCATCTGAAAGAAAACGGACAACACCTTTTGGCTTTTTCGGTTTATCAACATCTGCCATTGGGTTACGGTCAATTAGTTTTAAGCTTCTGACAGCATAACGCAGAACCGCAGAAAAAGCAAACATGTACTTTCTTACCGTGCTGTTGCTTTTCTTTTCGTGGTCTTTATAATGTTTGTTTGGAGCTTCTTGTATAAGCAGGTTTTGACAATGCGTTAAGACAGGTGTATCAACATCTTGCAAAGACATGCCGCCTATTTGCTCTCTCCACCAATTATACATGTGGGTGTATTGATGCGGTTTTGAATATTTTTTAGGAGCAATATTTTTTTTAAAGTCGGTTATCAAATCATCAACCGTAAGAATCGGCTTAATATCTTCTTTTATTGCAGCAGGTCTATATTTACCTTTCCGCATTTGTGTTTCTGCTTCTTCTGCCCATGCTTTCGCAGCCGTCTTTTTATCAAAGGTTTTGTAAATCGGTTTATATCCTTTGACACGGACGGTGGCTTGATACTTTTTGCCCTTTTTCCCGTTAATTTCCTTATAGGTCGCCATAGATTTTTACCACACTTTTACCACACTTTTTTAGAAAAAGTATAAGTAATGTATAATAAATAATAATAACAAAAACTACAAAAAATCAAATATAATGTTACTTTTATTAACTTTTATTTACTCTTATTTATTTTTTATAAAGCTTTTACCAACCCTTAATATCCTCGTGTTTATTTAATGTTGCAGCCAATTAACTGCAACTTTTTCTTTTGTATATGGGGTTTTGAACTGTCAAGAAATACTTTACAACTCAAAAAAAATTTAATTTACCACACTTTTACCACACTTGCAAAAAATAAACAGATTTTTTGTTTATATTTTTCTTTTATTTACTCTTATTTATTATTATTTATTTATAGCATAAAAAAAGCTCCACCCAACGTGTGAGTGAAGCTTGAAATACGAATGAACAGATAGCATTATATTTTTGAATAATACCATTTCGCTTTGTTTCGGATAAAATCTCCGACATTTTCTTGTGCTATTTCGGGATAAGGTGGTAAATAAACAATGTCTATTTTCCCCTTTGATGATGTGTTCGGGTTTGCTTTGCCAAATTCGTAGTGTGTCATTACCGTTTGTGGTGTAATTTGTATATTGTACTCTTTTGCTAATTCTGCAATTAATTTAAAAGCAGCTTCGCATTGAGTTTTTGTAAGCGGATAAGCTCCGACAAATTGGCGGTTTTTAAATCCTGCCATACCACACAAAGACACTCCGATACTTCCCGTATTGCCGCCGCCACAATGAGCAGCATATAATGCGTGTCCTGCTGCATCAGCTCTGCAGACTTTATTTGCTGATACCGGAAATTTGCCTTTCACAATAACCCCGTCTTTGTTAATCAAATAGTGATAATGTTGGTAATCTGTGCTGTTTGGTTGATGTGAACCCCCCGTCCAATGTAATATAATTCTTTTCCTAACTCCCCCTCTCTATGCGGCTTTTTTCTCAATTTTGCCAACTCTCCAATAATATTCTGTTAAATAACTTGCAGCATCAAAAATATGCAGCAAGAATTTTTTATCACGGTCTTGTTTTAATTGGTAAATAGTCGGTGCATCAATTATACTTGTGCCCTCTTTATATTTGAGATTATAGATATTTTTCAGTAAATATTTGCACTTATCCCCAACGAATAACCGTCTCCGTCCGTCCGCACTACAAACTCTAGCATTAAACGCAGCAATTCTACTTAAAATTGGTGGGTTGTAATCTCTTAATTTGAATTTAAAGTTTGTATATCCGTTCTCTGCCAAAACTTTACGCATGGTGGCATAATTTGTATATTGGCTTTGTGTGCTGCGGTTGTCTCCGGAAGCATCACCGTTTATAATAATTTCTGCATCTTTTTTCGGATACCGTCTCATAAACTCTTTTATACATGCTTCCGTTGTCGTATTTTCAACTACAATTTCATCAAAGAAATATACACATTCATCATCTTTGTGTGCAATACACCACATCATTGGATCTACGTTAAAGTCGCAGGTTATATGTATTGGCAAGTCAGGACAATATTTAAGCTTTTTCCTGTTTTGGTCTGTGAAGTTTTTCACAACAAGACCGCTATTATAATCTCCAAACTCTCCTAATACATTTATTCGGTAATATTCGGGATCGTATGCAGCTTCCATTTCTTTTACATAATGTTCCGGCAGATAAATATTATTTGTGGTAGGTGCCATAATAAGCCGCCAATTTATTGCCTTATTTTCTACAAATCTTTCCCAAATCCACCCTTTACTTGATTCGGGGTTAGTGTGTCCGAATAATCTGTATTGAAAATTCTTCCATGTTGGTCTGCGGTATGTATTACGCAAACGACCTAACAACCCTTTTATTGTGCTGTCTGTTACTTGCGAAGCTTCTTCAATTTCTGCCCAATGCAAGTCTAAAGATTTAAACTTTTCAGGATCATCAAGCTGCGAAAATAATATTTCTGAACCGTTTTTGAACCTGATTATTTTATCAACTTTATTGTATTTATAATGCTTTCCTGCTTTATATCCAAGAGCTTCTAGGTGTTCAAGATATTTTTCTAATGTAGTTTTTCTTACAAGTTCGTATTCTTTTGCACCAACTAAACCTCTGCAACCCGGATATTTTTTTGCCAATAAAATACCTAACAAAGCTCCGCACCATGTTTTGCCGCTACCATATCCACCCTGATAAACAGCAACATCAAGCGATTCGTTATGAGGTATTTCAATGTATTCTTTCTGCTTATCTAATAAATTATATTCCATTCATTCGTTCTCCCAATAAAAAATAGAGGGAAGAACCCTCTATTATGCTTGCGGTTCTTCCGCATCTAAACTTGCCTTAAATTCGTCATAGACTTCTTGACATTTTTCCTCAACGTAAGCAACAATATCTTCTTCTGCTGCATCATATCCGAGAGCATAGCAGATGTTTGATACTACGCAAGCCATTTTCTTTGCACCTGTTCCTGCAGGAAATAAAACCTCAAGTATTGACATAAGGACTTTAATTTGTTTGCGGTGTG